GATGATGGATAGGTGGGCCCAGGAAATAGCCGCAAAAGAACAGAGCCACTGGGCGAAGAGGGAGGCTCAGGAGAGGGGCGAGAAAGACGCGGAGAGTGCGCGCCTGACCAACTGGTGCTTGGGGAAGGGCGGCTCAGTGCACATCAACTCGGTTGGCCTGTTCAATGGCTGCACCATCGCACCCAAGTAGAAAGGAAACCGCCCGATGTCGCGTTCGTTGATGTGGTTCACCCTCGGCCTATGGCTCGGCTGGCTTTCCAATGGCGACATCGCGCGGGCATTCTGGCAAGGGCTTACCCAATGACCACACGCCTAAACCTGCGCTGCGACGGCTGCGATGCGGAGCTATCTGCTCTCGCTGGGCGCGGGCGGCCTACAGGCAGCAAAAAAGCCGCCCCAGCCCGAAGGCCAGGGCGGCGTGAGGTTGATGCGGCTCTCGTCGCGCGTCAGGAGATGAGGATGGCCGAGACGTGGCCCCAACGAATGCGTCGCATCAGCGGCATCTACATGCGGTGGTGCGTGATCCCGTGGCTTGTGCTTATGGCCATGTTGATCACTGCGGACGTCATCTGGCGGATACTGTGATTACCGCTTGCCCTCCACATGCATCGTCCACCGAGGGTCCGGCCGACCCACGATCTCCTTGAGCGCCACCCGGATCTCCGGCAACGCTTCCTTGATGGCCTTCACGTCCGCCTTGAGTTCGCTGAGCTGCGACTGCATCACGGTCCCGCGCTCCTGGTAGGTGCCCCAGGTCTGGCCCGCCACGAACAGGCCCCATGCGATCGTCGCCACCATGCCGATGCCGAGCCCGCCCTTGCTGAGGTCGAGTAGTCCGCCGGGCTTGCCATTGGACTGCGCCGCCGGCCAGCCGGTGCTGCCATTGGGCTGATGGAAGCTCACGGCGTACCCTCCTGCGGCAGCAGCACCTTGAGCCGCGCGACGCATGTTGCCCGGTAGTGCTGCTCGCATCGGTAGGCCCGTTTCAGTTCAGTACGGTCGCGCGCCGCCACATCGGCGCGAACGTCCTGATTGGGCAGGCGGGGTTCGGCGGGGCATTGCGCCTCGCATTCGATGGGGATGGCCGGCAGCTCGGGGCTGAGTGTCACGGGCTGAGCGCATCCGGCGAGCAGCGCCAGGCACATTATGCACGTGCGCGAAGTGATCATTTGTTCAGGCTCCGCACCAGATCCTTGGGCCAGCACACCGGGTTGCGCTTCATGGCGGCGAGTGTGGCCTCTATCTCCGCTTGAGCGGATTGAGCGGCGCTCAATTGTTGCGCCCATTCGTCAGCTTTCCGCGCCGCGATGGCCTCGGCCTGGCGCTCTCGCGCCCTGAGCTCGACGGCCTGTTGCAGCCGAGCGGCTGTGAGTCGCCCCGACCAGATGGCACGCTCGTCCATGCGGGCATCGTGGCGCAGCCACCACAGGGAGCCGATAACGGCTGCGGCGAGAATGGCGATCGCCAATGCTTGCGCGGTGACGCCCGTGAGCTTCTGCGCCCACCAGGCGCCGGAGAGGAGCATTAGCATGACACCCACACTCCATTGCGCAGCCAGCCATGCGCCGTGACGGGCGCGGTCTTGATATCGCTCATGCGTGCGCCCTCCGCCAGAGCCAGGTCGTCACCGCGCTCGCGACCATGACGATGCCTGTCAGCACCAGCGGCTCGCTCAGGAAGGCCAGCGCCACCGCCTGCAGCGTTGGCGCCTGCATCGCGGCGATCTTGCCGAAGGCGCTGGCGAAACCGCCGACATTGGAGACGAGGCCGGTGCCGGCGAGCGCTACCGCGGTCGCAAGGGGCGGCTTCGGGTCTGTCGGCGTGGCGCGGCCTTGGCTCGCGGACTGCTTGTCGGGCTCCGGGAGCGGCGCCGGCGCGGAGACTACGGCCGCGACCTCATCGATGTGGACAAGCCCCACCATGGCGATTGCCGCGGCCTCGACGCCTTCGGCACGCCGCAGCCAGCCGGCGCCGAAGCGCCAAAAAGTCGAGAGAGAGCGGTAAAAGCGCCGGCGCTCCTCGGCATAGGCGTGGATCAGCTCGCCGGCTTCCCGCCGCTGCGCAGCTGCCATGGTGGCGGGCCCGAGATGGCCATCAACCGCGACGCCGAGGACACGCTGCAGCGAGCGGATAGCCTGGGTCGGGCCTGCGTTCACACCCATGTCGAAGATGCAGAGGTCGACCCCAGGCACCAGGTCCTGGCCACGCACGAGCGCCCAATAGTTCGCCCGGTAGATCGCCTCGATCTCTGGCGCCTCGATCTCATGCACGGGCCGCCGCGGCAGATGCTGGCCGTCGCGCCAACCATCATAGACGCGCTGGATGACGCCGCGCATGGTCGCGCCGCCGGGGTCGTAGGGATCGTTGCTGTAGCCGCCCTCCCATCGCAGCGTCTCGGCGAGGCAGGCGGCGAAGCGGTCGGACATGGAGTGGTCCCTCAGATCACGCGCCACTCGATATAGCTGCCCTGCAGCACCGTGGTGTTGACGGCCTCGCTCGCGTTCTGCGCCCATTGGATTTGGAAGTTACCCGCGTTGGCGCCGTTCTGGATCATGCCTTCAAGCTCGACCCAGCCCGTGCCGGCGGCGCCCGCAATGGCGATGTCCGCGGCCGAATAGGCTTGGTCAAGCGCAATGCCGGCGTAGGCCGTACCGGCGCCGACAACATGCGAGCGCTTGATGCGGACGCGGGTCGGCGAGGCCGGACCGGTATGGCGATATTTGAAGTCGCCCGTCGCGCCCGTGTCGAACAGGAGGAAGCAGCGGAACCGGTAATTCGTATTAGCCAGCATGGCGAACTTGAGATCATCGTCGTTCTGCAGGGTCGTGGAACTGATGACGCTCTCGTCCGATGATTTGACCGCCTTCTGCCAAAGCGTCACCCCGGACTGCGTGATGAGCCCGGACGCAAGCGTGCCGACGCCCGACACGTTGCCGCTATCGTCCACCGCAATGGCGCTCGATTGCGCCGTGGCTCCGCCGGTGCCATCGGCGCGCAGCAAGCGGTTGTCGGTGCCGCCCGTCGAACCGCCGATGGTGCCGGCATCGCCCGCGCGCTGGAACTGGATGCCGATGTCAGCGTCGGCAGCGAAAGAGCCGCCGCCGTTGACGAACGTCACCGCGATCTTGTCGTAGGTGCCCGCATCGCTGTTCGCGCCGGTCACGCTGAAGATGGCATAATTGGCGACGTCGGCGAGGTCGCGCAGCGTGAGCGTGCCGCGCACGGTGTTGCTGGAGTCGTCCCAGGTGGCGATCAGCGAAGCCAATGCCGCGCCGTTCGCATCCGTCTCCGAGACGAAGAGCAGGGTTGCCGACGCGAGGGTCGCATTGTTGGCGCGCAGCTTGCCGCTGCCCGGATCGGCATCGGCGGTTGCGGTGTCCCAGGTGTACCGCGGATTGAGGGTCGTGACCGCGCTTTCGACTGCAGCGCCCCAGGCGCGGATATCCGCCTTGACGGGGTTCCACGCGCCCGACGCCGGATTGCCAAGCGTGACATAGTCGCGCCAAATCTCAGCGAACAGCTTAACAAAGCTCATGGATCAGGCCCATGGTCCAACGGTGGCGACACTGCCATCGCCGAGCTTGCGCACCTTGAAGTAGCTCCCCGCCTTGGTGGTCGGGGCGCCTCCGGGTGCGGCCGAATACTGGAACTGCGGGATCAGCGTTCCGCCGGCATCGACACGAACGATGCCGCGGAGACGGATCATCAGGTTCTCGGTCGCGGAGGTGTTGGCGCTGGTCACCGTCAGCGCAGTCGCCGCCGCGCCCATGATCTGCGAGACCGTGCCGAGCGCGTTGCCGGTCGGATTGCTGACTTGGGCGAGATAGATAATTGAGGTCAGCGTGGCGTCACCGCCGAACAGCACAGCGGTCGTGTGCGACGTGGTGCCGGCCGCGCGCGTGATCCAATAGAGCGCCTCCAGTTCGTAGGTCGTGTCGGCCTCGACGGTCAATGCATCGCCGCTCGAGCCGAATACGGCCTGCGCAGTATTGACGTCGCTGCCCGTGGCGTCCGTGGCGGCGATCGACGCCAGCTGCACCTGCGCCTCGACGATGGCGCCCCAGGCCTGGACGTCCGTCTTGACGATGTTGTGGGCGCCGGACGACGGCGCGCCGTCCGTAACATAGAGCCGCCAGATCTCGGCGAAGAGCTTGGAGAAGTACATCAGGAAATCACCACGGAGCTGCCGTTGACGGAAGGTGCCCAGACCAGATCTGGATCGAGCACGGTCACGCCATCGGGGACGACCTGCACACCGGTGGCCGCGATACGCACCGAGTAGGTGCCGGGCGCCACTGCGCTGGTGGTGAATTGCACACGGCCGCCGCCTATGTCGACGAGGTCCAAGTTGGGGTAGAACAACTGCCGCGTCCATGGCCCCGAACTGCCGACACGGTAGTCGACGACATAGAAAAGCCACGGCTGCTCGGGATCGAGCTTGTCGAATTCCACCTGAATGGCGCCGGCGCCTCCGTCGCCAAGCGTGACGTTGGCGGGCACCGGGAAGTAGTTGGGCGGCACGCCTTCTTCCGTAGCCGGGTCCCAAGCGTCGATGCTGTTCGGGTTCACCAGCGTCCAGTCGAATGTCAGCCGCGCGTTCGCGAGGTCGATATGCACCTTGGAGACCTCGATTACGGCATCGGACAGGTCGGAGATTTGCCGCGACTGCACGCGTACCCAGCGCTGCCCCAGCGCTTTCAGCCCATAGAGCCCGGTGACCAGCTGCCCGCGCGCCGGGGCCTGCTGCCGGGCGATCTGCCGCTTGGCGAGCCGCCGGCCCTGGCTATGGCTCTGCACCCATGGCAGCTGCAGCATCTGCGAGCGCACGACGCCCGTCTCGGCAATCGAGGTCTCATCGCGCATGGAGACGCCGGGACAGTCACGCCAATTGGCCTGCGGCGCCGTATAACTGAATTGCACCTCGTTGATCAGTTCCTCATCGGCCACACCTTTGTCGATCGAGAAACCGAAGATGTGGTCGTCAGTAAGGATGATATCGGACGCGGTGTACCTGCCGACCCGCAGGCTGAGCGTGCCGTCACCGGCCTCCGCCAGCCAGCCGTCGCAGGTTGCGAGAATGGCGCCGATGATCTCGGCCGGGTCGGTGGACATGAACGCCCAGCCGTCCGACCTGTACCGCGGCTCGGTCGAGCCGTCTGCCTTGTCCACGGCATCGTCGCAGATGTCGGCCTCGGCCATCCACGCATCGATCACGGGCGCGATCAGCGTATCGTAGTCCAGGGCCAGCCCGCGGTCGGCATCGGTGAGGTAATCGAGCAGCTGCAGTACGGGGTTGCTGCTGACTAACCAGGTGTCGGGATCGTCCGGGTCCTGACCGCCATCGCGCGGGTCCCAGATCGGCGACAGGTCGGCTACTACGCTGGGTTTCGGCAGGCCGCGCGGGTAGCATCCGACGAAGTCGTCCTGGGTGATATTCCCGGTGCAGCGCAGGTAGAGGCTTGCGATGCCGTCGCCGCGATGGGCCGTCGTCCAAAGCGTCGGGAAGCTGGAGTTCGGTTCCGCGTAGACGGTCTCAGTCGGCAAGCCGAGCCGGTACTGCACCAGCGTATCGTCCGCAGACGCGCCGGCCTTGTAACGGTTGCCGTACTCGCCATTGAGGACGTTGATCACGAAGTCGGAACCGTCGAGCTCGACGATATCATCGTTGAGGTAGATGTGCACGACTTGGGCAATCTTGCCCTGGTGCAATGCCAGTACATCCATGCTCGCATTGGTCGCCGAGGTCACCTCGAAGAACATGTAGGCCCCGGCCAGCCGCATGCGGCCGTATCCGAAGGGCCGCGGCGGGATCGCCTGCTTGATCGGCTGACTGCCATCGCTGGCGCTCGGGACCTTGGGCTGGGTCGCGAACGCGATGGCAATGGAGGTGCCGAGGATTGCCGCGGTGCCGACGATCGTGCCGACGGTAAGGCTCGTCCCGAAAAGCGTGAGGGAAGCCACGGTAGCGGTGCCCGCAGCGGTCTCGACTGTGGCCCCCGCAAGTATCAGGGCCCCGATCGCCTCAGCCATGGCGCCAGGCCCTCAGCACGGGCACGCTTGACACGACCAGTCCCCGGCGCGTCAAGAGCGCGCTGCGGCGCGCATCGGCGGCGATGCCAGCAATCGGCTCGCCATGGCCCGGAGGATCAGCCAGCACGATGTCACCGGCCCGCCGGTCCCCGCAGACCTCGCGCCAGCCGACCCCCAGCGCCGACCGGATGAGGGCCTCGGCGCCGCCGAATTCTTGCACGATCTCCCGCGCCTCGTCTTCAGTCTCGTATCCGCCGCGGAATGCCATGGCCGGGTCGCGCCCCGTGAGTTCGCGCGCCCAGTCCGCCGCGAACAACATGCAGTCGTGCTGTCCCCAAGCGAAGCCGCGCGCCGCGGCCGTGGAGAGGAACTCGGCTAGCCGCGCGGCCATGGCTTGTTTTCCTCGCGTGCATAGCGCCGCACATGCTCGCAGAAGCGGTCGCCGGGGCTTCGGCGCTGCTGCTCCTCGTCCGTAAAAAACGACAGCCCTGGCCTGCGTCTGCCGGTGAAGATCGATCGCGCCGACAGCGCCACGGTGTAGACTGCGTCCTCAGCGCCCTGCTGCTGGCGCTGCAGGGTCAGGAAATCAACCACGAAGCGTTTAAGCCAGATCGGGTCCTCGACGAGCTGCCAGTCCGCGTCGAACACGCCGAGGCCGACGTTGAGGGGCGCTCCCTTGACCGCGTCCGAGTCATCGGCAGCAAGCTCAACGACGCGCGACGGCACGCCCGAGAGCGTGAATTGCACCCGCTCTGCCACGCCGTTGATCAGCTGTTGGAACGCCGGGACGTTCAGCATCTCGCCCATGCCCTTGTAGGTCGCGCCGCTCCCGTCGGTGGCATCGATGCCGGCGAAGCAATCTCCGACGCCGAGCCACATGCGGAACGGCTCGCCGTCCGACATCGTCACGCCCAGGCGAAAGAAGATGCCCACGCGCGGATTGCCGGAGGCGAGCGCGGCGTCGAAGGCGGCCGTCATGCGTCGTCCTCGACCAGATCGAACGGCGGGAAGTCCTCGACGAATTTCACGCTCGGTGCACCGTAGATGCGCCGCTCGAGGGCGAGATCCATGGCCTGCGGGTCGGCAAGTCGCATGATGCAGGTCGGATTATCAAACTCGACGCGCGCCAGAGCGTCCGTCGCCTCGCGCAGGGGCGGCCGGATGGTTACAGTTGGAAAGCCACCGGTGACGACGCGGTGCGTACCTGATTGCGTCCCGCTGGTATCGATCACGGTGCCGCCAGGCGTGGCGGCGACCTTGAAGGTATCCGTCGCGAGGCTCGTCGCGCTTACATAGTAGAGTGTATCGGCCGTGAGCCCTGTCGGCAGGGCGCCGCTAGTGCGGAAGAACACTGGCTGATCGGCCACGAACCCATGCGCGGTCACAGTGAACACGCCCGGCGAGGCAATCGTGACCGTCATCGCCGCTACTGAATGATCGCGCGTGTCAATCTTGCTGACCTTGCCGACGCGGTAGAGCCGATGCGAGAATGTATCGTGCTGGATCGAGAGATACTCGCCGCCGCGAAGCGCCGAGGCGTTCTCGAGGATCAGTTCCAGGCTCGTCGCGCGCAGCGCCGCCGCCGTCTTGACCTGGGCCTGGATCACGTCGGAGACGTAGGTGGACTGGTCCGACGGCGTGCTGCCGTCGTCGTTCGTGGCCTCATACTGATCGACTACCTGCGCGCCGGCGACCACCGGCCACGGCGCGAAACGCTCATCGCGCGCCTCGACCGCGATCGGCGTGGCGCCGCCATCGAGGCGGGCCGCCAGCGCGCGCCAGGCGCGGACCTGATCGGCCGCGGAGACTTGCACGTCCTCCAGGTTCGCCATCCACATGCCGCCGCCATCGAGGCGCGCGGTCGGCATCAGGCCGGAGAGCGACCGCCCGCCCGAGAGCGTCTTGGCCTGCAACTCCCAGGTCCAGCGGCGGTCGCGCTGCAGGATGCGCGGCCAGTAGATGATCGAGGGGTAGAAGTTCACGCGTCATGCCCCCAGCATCTGCAGTTGTCGCCCCCGCGCGGCATAGCCCGCATTGGCCTGCTGCACCGCCGCCACGGCTGCCTGCGCGGCAGTTTGTCCGGCGATGCGCCGGATGGTCTCGTCTCCATTCGCGCCTTTGAGATCGATCGACATGCGGATCGTGGTCGAGCCGCCACCCATCGCGCCGGGCGGGACGATGGTCCCCGATGTACGCGGAACGAACAGCTCAGGCATGCCTTTCTCGCCCACCCAGTATGGCGCTCCAGCCGACACAGCCCCACCCTCGGCGCGCCCTGGGATCAGCCCGGAAAAGACGCCGAGCGGGTTCGCCGTGTTCCCGAACACGACCCCCATGAGCTGACGAAGCTCCGTGTTCGCCAGCTGCTTGGCCAGCCCTCGGAGGAAGTCACCCCATCCGACCTTCTGGCCGTCCAGAAACTTGTTGAACACGGAGGAAAGCGACGAGGCCACGTCGCTGCCGATGGCGCGGAGCTCCTGGAATTTGATCTGCGCCTCGGCCGCGGCCTGAGCCGCCGCGCCGGCGGCCTTGGCCATGTCCTGCAGGTCGACCTGCTTCTCCGGCGTGATGTCGATGCCGAGTCGCTGCGCTTCGGCGAACGCTTGCACCTGGAAACGCTGCTGCTCAATCTCGCCCGGCGTCGCGGTGAAGCGCCCGCCGCGCGCCTGGATCTCGCCGAGGCGCTGGTCCAGCCGCTCCGTCAGATGCTCGAAAAGATCGATCTGCTTCTGCTCGACGTCGTTGGTCACCGTCGTCTGCCAGTTGCCGCCAATCATGGCCCAGCGCTCCCCGAGCCCGGCCAGCCGCTGCAGCCGGATTTGCAATTCGGCGATCTGCTGATCGATGCGCTTGGTATCGGTCTCGCCGAGCGCGGCGCCAAGCTCGCCGAACTCCCCGACCTGCTGCGGCCCGAGGTTCCGGCCGCGCTGCACTCGGAGGTCGGCGATCTGGCCCTGCACGCGCGCGATTTCCGCGTCCAGCTGCTCCGGGTTCATGCGCTCCGCCGGCAGTGCGCGCGCGGCCAGCCCGCTGAAGGCACGCGCGGCGTCTGTCGCGGTGTGCATGGCGGCGGCAAAGGCGGTCGTTTCCGTCGCGGCCCTGGCAAGCCACCCCGTCACCGCGCCGACGTTGGCGCTCAGCGCGGCGAGGGCTTCCTGGAACTCTTTGGCAGCATCGCGGCCGGTGCCACGGCTTGCGGCCTGCGCCGCCGACTGCGCCTCGCGCTGGAGTCCTGACAGCGCCGACCCGATCACCGCGCTCACGCCGCTGAAAGGGCTGGCGATGGCCTCAATTGCCTGCGCGATGCTGGAGGTCGCGGCCGAGAACGATCGCGCCATCGCCTGCGCAGTCTGTTCCGCGGCTTTCTGCGCGCGCTTAAACGCTTCGAGCAGCGAGCTCTCGTCGCCCTCGATCGTATAGCGGATGCCGTCAGTGATGGGCATGGATCAGCTACCTGTAGAGAGCAGGCTCAGCGGTAGAGCGAATGGGCGCCTGGCACAGACTTGCCGTGGGCGCGCATGTGGGACAGGAGACGCTCGGCCTCGCTGTTGGCGCGCTGCGCGATGTCGTGATGGCCGGCGCCGGTAGCGTCGCGGCTCACGTCCTGCAGTCGGCTCACCGCGTTGGCGGCCTGGCCGGGTTCCTTGCTCTGCGCAACGGCGGCGTCGATGCGGCCCTGCAGGTCGTCGCGCGAACTGCCGGAGCCGGTGAACTGGCCGTTGCTGTGGTCGTGCTCGTGGTTGTACTTGTGCTCCATCTCGCTCATCGTTTTTGCCCTATCTGCCTCAGGCCAGATTGTCCGGGTACTGCTCCTTCGTCTCTTCAATGAAGCGCCGCATGCGGTCGTGGTCGACCGCTGCGGCTATCTTGCCGCCGCCGTGGAACTGGTTGTGCCCAGCAATCGCCATGTCGTATTCCGAGAGCGTAACGCGCCAGGCCACCGCTGGTTGGTAGTGCAGCACGCCTGTCAGGAACCCGATGGCGCTGCGGACGAACTCCCGGATCGACGGCGGCGCTCCGGAGGGTTTGCGTCGGCGACCTCAGCGCCGCTCGCCTTCGCCCGCTTCGCGGCAAGCTCGAAGATCTGCCGCATGGTGCCGTAGAATGCATCGGGAGCGACGCGGCGGATTGCTGTCTCGCTCACGGCATGGCCGTTGCCGGCCAGCAGCGCATTGAGAATAACAGGCACATCGCGCGGGGCCATCTTCTGGAGCCGTTCGTTGAGCACGGCGTAGTCATCGGTGTCCCAGGCTGTGGCGAGCTCCATCATCGTGCCGATCGACAGGCCCACCTCATAGGACTCGCCGTCGATGGCAATGGTGACGCTGCCGCGCAGATCATTCGCCATGGTTACCCTCAGGTGAAGCTGATCGCGCCGGCCGACTCGAGCGTGATGTCGAACTCCACGTCCCGATCGTGCTGGCCCTGGCGGTTGTACTGCGTTACTTGGAACGATCCCTGGTAGGTTCCCTCGCCGGGTATGATGCACTGCCAAGCGCGGATGGTGCCTGCGAGCACCAGAGCGATGAGCGTCGAGTTCGGCGCCGCGGTGTCGAGCGTGCCGCTGCCAGAGATGGTCACCTGCTTGATGCCTGCGCCCTCCAGCAACTCGCGGAACTTGCTCGCCGAGCCCTGATTGGTGACATCCGCCTCCCCGATGCGGATCTGAATGCGCGGGTTCTGGATGCCGCCGACAACGACCCAATTGCTGGACCCGGTGGTGTCCAGTTTGAGCAGCATGTCGCTGCCCTTCTGCTTGGCCATGCTGCTCTCCTATCGGAAAATCTGATATCGAGAACGCCGATAGATTATCGGCATTTCCGATAGCGTTTAGGCGTGCTGGATGCCGGTGGGGTTGATCTTGAGCTGCATGATCGCAGCCGTGCGGGCTACACCCAGGATGGTGACGAAATTGGTCGAGACATCCCCGACGGGAGCGATAGCGCCCGCATTGGCACTGAGGATGTAGGTCTCCCCGACCGTCAGCGTGGCCCCGAGGTTGATGTCGCCCTCGGTCTGGATGGCGCACGGCTGACCATCGGAGCAACCGTTCAGCAGGATGCCGTAGACATTGGCCAGTGTCGCCGACACATTGTTGTCGGCCTTCTTGGCCTTGCCGTCCGACGGGTCGATGTAGACGGGCATGCCAGCCGTCATGGTGGCTCCGCCAAGTTTCGTGTAGTCGATCTTCGCGCCATTGCCAGGCGCGACGCTCGCCGCGGTCTGTGAAATGTCTGCCATCCTGCTCTCCTAGTTCTCCGTGAGCGCCCTGTAGCGCATGATGCCGTGCTGCGAGACCCCGTCCGGGTCCTGCATGGTCTCGCTCCATTCCTGCCGCAGATAAACGAGGTGGCCGGTGCTCAGCGCGAGATCGGCCCCGTGCAGCACGTCGCGCAGCGCCGCCATGATCGTGAGGCAGGATTGCGCCGCCGAACTGCCGTCGGTCCAGACATGGAGCGTAAGCGAATGCGTCTGTGCGTCGCCGGCACTGGACCCGTAATCGCTGGCCGTCTGCTCGCCGATCACCACGTAGGGCGCAACGGCGCCCTGTGGCGGCGTCGTGTAGATGCGATTGAAGCCGTCGCTGTCCTGGCCCACGAGCGCGACGAGCGCGGCGTTGCCGTCCAGTGCCGCGAAGACGGCGGCGAACAGGTCCGCGGTGCGGTCAGCCACGGGTGGCTCTCCTCACGAAGCTCTGCGCCGCCGTCGCAACGGCGTGCTGGATCATCTCCCTGATGCGCGGCATGTTGCGCTCCAGAGCCGGCCGCAGGAACGGCCGCGGTGCTATTCTGCGCGTGCCGAACTCTAGCCACGCCGCGTACTCGACGCGCGCCTCGACGGCGCCGACGGGTCCAGTGTTGCCGGGTCCATTGGGCTCCACATCCGTCACGATCGAACCGATCAGCCTGCCGGTGTCGGTCGCCGGAGGCTCGCCCGGCGCGCTCGCCTGGTGCTCGACGCCGTGGCGGTTGTAGACCCGGCCCGTCTTCGGTCCCTGCGCCACCGCGCGCTTGGCATCGTTGGCGACCATGACGGTGCCGGCGCGGACCGCCTCCTCGACGGCGTCCTGCTGGGCACGCGCCAGGGCGTCGAAGTCGACCACGCTGCGGGCGGTGATGGAGATCCTCATTGCAGTCCTCGCTGAGGCGCCTCAGGCGGGCAGGAATGACGCCAGTGCCGGCTGCGCCGGCCACCGGCACGACT